TGGGAACTGCTACAACAGCAAAGGCAACTGGCGGAACTATCACATACGCTGGACCTTATGTTTATCACACATTTACATCAACTGGCAGTTTTATACCTAGCCAAACATTGTCTGCACAATTTCTTATTGTGGGCGGCGGAGGCGGCGGCGGTGGAAACATTGGCGGTGGCGCTGGTGCGGGAGCAGTAGTAACTTTTGGAACTCAGGCTACTTTAACAAGCGGAACAACTTATACCGCTACTGTTGGTGGTGGTGGTGCTGGCGCAACAACATCGGCTGACGGAACAGTTGGAGTTTCAAGTAGTTTTAGTGGTTCAGGCTATACAACTGTCACCGCTCTTGGTGGTGGATTTGGTTCACAAAGTTCTAATGGTGGTGCTGGTGGTTCAGGCGGTGGCGCTGGTCCAAATAGCACTCCAGGCGGTTTTGGTGGAGCATCTAGTGGACCAAATACTTTTGGCGGTGGTTCAGGTTATTACACTTATCCATACTATGCAGGTGGTGGTGGAGGAGGAGCAACTGCAATAGGTGGTGATGGCTCAACAACAGCAAATGGTGGTGCAGGTGGTCAAGGTTTAACACTTACTGATATTGACCCTAACTTAACTTCATCAAACATTTCTGCTTTAACTGGTATGACAGTTATTGCTTCAGGTGGTGGCGGTTGCGGAGTCCGTCCTGATGGTGGCGGTGGATCGTCTGGTGGCGCTGGTGGAACTGGTGCTGGTAATGGCGGCACTCAATATACAAATCCAACAAATCCAACTTCGTTTGGTTCAGGTGGCGGTGGAGCGACTTGGGAAAACTTTACTAGCGGAGACGGCACAAATGGCTATGCTGGTATCGTTATAGTTCGTTATCTGAGCGTATAAGGAGAAGGCAAATGGAAAAAGAAAAAGTAACGCAATGTTTTAGTTATGAAGTGATCATGATGGTTCACATCATTGCTGACGATCAAGAAACTGCAAAAGCACAACTTGATGAAAAAGGTGGAATTGTCACAAAGCGTGATGTAAAGTTACTTAACACGGCCACACTTTACGGCGAACAGGAGAAAGAATAATGGGTCACTACGCAAAAGTAGAAAACGGAATTGTCACACAAGTAATTGTTGCCGATGGCGTTGATTGGTGTGAACAGAATTTAGGCGGCGAGTGGGTGCAAACTTCTTATAACACCAAGGGCGGCATTCATTCGGGAGGCAAGTTCCCGATCCATAAGAACTATGCAGGGATTGGTTATACATTTGATGGCGTAGGATTTGCCGCGCCACAACCTTATGCTTCTTGGGCATTAAACAACACCACCTATCTTTGGGAAGCGCCTATACCTGCGCCAACAGATGGCAAGCGACACGAGTGGAATGAAGCCAATCAAGAGTGGGTAGAAATCACCGTAAGTGAGTAAGGCATTATGCCAACTACCACTTATCGGTACCTATTTGTAGACCTTCCAACCAACACGATCATTGCTGAGTTGCCCCTAACTGGGGTGGCTTTTACTCAGCAGTTAAATACCGCTGGAACTTTCTCAGGCCATCTTTTACTTTCAGGTCTAGACGCGGCTGCCTTTAACATTGATGCTTCCACGATCCCAGGCAAGTGCGGTATCTATGTAGACCGCAACGGCATCCTGGTATGGGGTGGGGTTATTTGGAGTCGCACTTATAACAGCAGCGATCAGACTTTGTCTTTTAACGCCCGCGAGTGGATCTCATACTTCGAGCGCCGCCGCATCACCACAACACGCGACTTTGACGGCATCGACCAATTAGTGATTGCTAAGACCTTGATTGAGGATGCGCAAAACGAACCTTACGGCGATCTAGGAATTCTTTACAACACCGCAGGTCAAACAACCTCGGGCGTTTTGGTAGATCGCGTGTATTACGACTATGAACTCAAGTCGCTCTTTAATGCCATCCAGGATTTATCTCGTCAAGAGGATGGTTTTGATTTTGACATTGACATTGAATATGACGGCGTGACTGGTCTGCCAACCAAAGCCTTCAATACTTACTTCCCGCGCAGCGGCACTCCTTACGATCCAAATGACCCCGAGGCTATTGTCTTTCAGTTCCCTGCGGGCAATGTGGTCGAATACGAGTACCCCGAGGATGGCTCAATTGCAGCCAACACAATCTACGCTTTGGGCGCTGGTTCCAACGAGGGCAAGTTAATCGCAACCGCGCAAAACACATCCTTCCTACTTGATGGATGGGTGCTGCTTGAGGACCAAGCCAACTACTCAGACATCACCGATCAGACTGTGCTGAATGAATTGGTTGCGGCCCAAGTGATCGCTGTGTCGTACCCGCCAACAACTCTCAAGATGGTTGTGCCACCGTATGTAATTCCTGAATATGGAACTTACGAAGTTGGCGATGACGCTCGCATCTTGATCCAGGACAATCGCTTCCCCGAGGGGCTTGACGAGATTTATCGCATTGTGGGTCTGTCGGTGCAGCCTGGCGAGGATGGCCCTGAACGCGCTACGCTTACTTTGACCCAGGGTTCAGGAGAAGCATAATGGCCTACATCAACCAACCGCCAGCCTTGCAGACCATGTTTGCCGATCTCGACAGCCGCTTGCGCAAGTTGGAAACGGCTGTGCGCTTTACAGCCCCTGATGTATCAACGGAGCCAACTTACCCACGAACTGGCGACATCATCTTTGATAACACGCCTGATCAAATGAAGTATTGGAACGGAACCGAGTGGGTTGTCTTTGCCGATGACTATCTAGGCGTTCCTAAGATTGCTTTCACATCCACCTGGACAGGCACAGGACTGGCCTACACAGGCACGCCAGCCACAGGGTTTTATTCGAGGGTTGGCAAGATGGTTTTCTTTACGATCAGGGTCAACTGCACAACCGTCACAAACTTTGGCACAGGTAATTATTCGCTTACTTTACCTACAGGTTTGCAGCCGAACATAAACAATCTAGTAACGGGCGGTCTGCACCACATCGCAAGCGGCGATCATTACCTACTTTACATGGACTTTAATGGCGCAAGCCTAACCGCTGAACTTTACTATCCTCAGTCGAATGGCACGATGGCCCGCATGGATCACAACAGCCCGCACACATTACAAACAGCCGATTTCTTTTATTTCACGGGTATGTATTTCTTAGCATAAGTTATTATTACAACATGACAACTAATGAATGGCTTGGCATTTGCGTTGCCGTCTCCACCCTTTTGGGATCGTTGGCAATTGCGGTGCGCTTCTTAGTGAAACACTATCTATCCGAGTTGAAACCTAACGGCGGGGCAAGCCTTCGGGATGAGCAAAACAGACAAGGCGAAACAATCAAACGGCTGGAGAACCGCGTAGATGAAATTTATCGCTTGCTGGTTAATCGCGCTTAGTCTTACAGGCTGTGGGTATCAAGGCTACACGCGTTATCCTTGCCAGGAATATGAGAACTGGGCCAAAGCAGAATGCAACCCGCCGCAATGCGAAGCGGTCGGACAATGCACTAAGGACCTACTACCGAATGTGGACACAAATGAGTAGAAAACGACTCACACCCGAGGAACTGCACGCTCGCCTAATAGTCACTATTGGGATTCTGCTTGCGTTGGTATTTGCAGGATCGGTCTTTGCCATGCTTTACGCCCTGGTGTTCGTGACTCAACCTATGTCGCAAGCCCCAAATGACGCGGCTTTTATTGATCTTGTCTCAACACTTTGCGTGTTTCTGACTGGCACGCTTTCAGGCATATTGAGTGCAAATGGGTTAAAATCTAAACCAAAGCCAAAGGAGGGTGAAATCGATGAGCCAACGCGATGAGTTAGTGGCGGTTGCACTTAAAGAAGTAGGAACCATCGAAGGACCAAAAGATAACGAAACCAAGTACGGGGCTTTCACAAAGGCTAACTTCTTACCTTGGTGCGGATCGTTTGTAATGTGGTGCGCAAACCAGGTTGCGCTTAAGATCCCAAACTGTGTGTCTACACAAGCAGGAGCCAAAGCGTTCTTAGATAAAGGCCAATGGCAAGCCGCCGAGGAAGCGACTCCGCTACCTGGCGACATCGTTTTCTTTGACTTTCCAGGAGATGGAATTGACCGCATTTCCCATGTGGGCATCGTTGTAAAAGACAACGGCAACGGAACAATCACTTGTGTCGAGGGCAATACCAGTTCCGACAAGAAGGGCAACCAAAGAAACGGTGGCGAATGCTGTCTAAAGGTTCGCGCTTACAAGAAAAAGAATGGAAGCAAAGTAGTCAAATCGCAGCCTGTAGCAATTGTGGGCTTCGGTAAACCAAAGTTCAAGGAGACCAAATGAACGCAAAGTTAAAAGCAGCACTTGAGTCATACGCACGATCCTTCGTGGTTGCGGCAATCGCCGTCTACTCCGCAGGGGAAACCGATCTAAAGGCCATCTTGATTGCTGGCTTAGCCGCAGTTGCTGGCCCAGCGATCCGCGCTATTAATCCAAAGGACCCAGCGTTTGGCTTTATTGCCAACGCAGTCGATGTTGAGATCAAAGCGCTCGCCAAGAAGTCCACAAAGAAAACAAAGTAACCGCAGCGAATTGCACCCGACTTTCTCTCGAGGTCGGGTGCTTTCTCTTTCATAACTGTTAAGGTACCCTTTAGGCTCGAGGAGGCATCATGCTTAATGATAAATTCACAGAAATATTGTCTAAGCGGCAAATACGGCGCGGCTCGGAATATTGTGCGTACCAAGACTTGTATAACAAACTGAGCAAAGAGGATCAAAAGGCTCTTGATCATGCATGGGCAAAGAACTACCCGACTAATCTAATTGTTCAAGCCTTGCGTGCAGACGGGCATAAGTGCAGTTCGGACACGATCCGACTTCATAGAAACGGCACTTGCAGATGTCCGAAGGAATAGATGCGCTGTTAAAAGAACGCGGCAGAATGTATGGCGAGGCTGTTGATAACTTCACAGCCATCGGCCGAGGCTGGGGCGCAATTCTAAACATCGAGGACATTCCACCGTATCAAGTGGCGCTTATGATGGACTTTCTGAAAACAATCCGTTGCGTCACTAATCCAACCCACGCAGACTCTTGGCAGGACAAAGCGGGCTATTCGGAACTAGGGAAACGGTTGGCTCTCGATGAGTCTTAAAGATCAATTTGAGGAGATGCCCGAGGGTGTTGAGTCCAACGATGTGAAAGAACTGCGCCAGGCAATGCTTCGATTACAGAAGCAACTGAAACAATCAAAAGAACGCAATGAAGACTTGGTATTTGCCACTCGCCAAGCAGCCTACGATGCCATGCTTACTTTTGGCAAAATCACGCCAGTTCCAACAGTTGCTGTGGATAAACGCAAAGCCAAAGGCGAAGTTGCTCTTTGGCACATGACTGATTGGCAAGGCGCAAAACGCACCGCTTCATACAACTCCCAGGTGATGCGTAAACGCGTGATGGAATTTGCCGAAAAAGCAGTAAGAATTACAGACATTCAACGCGCTGATCACCCAGTTAAAGAAGTGACCATTGCCTTTGGAGGGGACATGGTTGAAGGCTTGTTTAACTTTCCAAGCCAAGCATTCGAGATCGACAGCACCTTGTTTGAGCAATATGTAAATGTTTCACGCCTTTGTGTTGATGTTGTTCGCTTTGCCCTGGCTAACTATGAAAAGGTCACGGTGGTTCCCGAGTGGGGAAACCACGGTCGCATCGGATCAAAACGCGACAATGTTCCACGGTCAGATAACTTTGACCGCATGTGCTACGAGTTGGCTCATCAATTGCTGCAAGGCGAGAAGCGCCTGGTGTGGCAGGACTGCCCTGAGGATATTCAACGCATCGAGATTGGAAACTACCGAGCGCTCTTAATTCACGGTGATGAGGTTGGCCGCAACG